TCTGCTGTTCCGGCTGGTGCACAATTTGGGCCGCAAGGACTTGCTGGAGCGCAAGAATTGGCTGGACGCTTTCCAAAGAGCAATATTGCAGGAAGCATGAGGAAAACGCAAGAAAGCATTCGTAATCTCTTTGAAGGTGTAAAAAAAGGAATCCCTGCTACACCTAATGATTTTAGTGCTATTGCTGTAAATCTAGAGGCACAACGCAGTGCCATTTCTGGTAGAATCGCCAGAACCAACAATAAGAATGTCAAGATTGTTGATGAGAGTATAAATGAAATCTTGAGACCAAGAGCAAAGCAGAATCTAGACGAGCTTGGTGGCATCTTGAGAAACACGATGGAAGCTGCTGAAAACCAAGCAACTAAATCAACAACCGAGCAGTATGATGTGTTGGCACAAGTAGCTAATGATGCTGGATTCCAAATCAAAGCGGGAGACTTGCTCAATATGCTTCCTGCAATTAAAGGAAGGATAAATGTCGGAGGAGCGTTTGATGAGGCCGCTGTAAAAGGAGTAGAAAATAGGCTAAAAGAAGTAGCAGATGCCCCTGAACTTATTGCACTTGCCCAAAAGAAACTAAATAAGGCTGAAACCGCAAGCCGAAAGCGTGATTTAACCAATGAAATACAAAGGTTGCAAAGCATAAATAAGCCATTGGATTTTAAAGCTTTTGATGCTTACATCAGAGCCTTTAACGATGCCCGCCCAGACGGTGCTGTTGGAGGCACAACAAAAGATGTTTTTGGAGCTGGGGTTTCTGCTGAACTATCGGCATTGAGAAGGGATATTTATGGTGGTTTTGATGCGACTTACCCAGACGGAACGGTAAAAAATCTTGGTAAAGAGTTTTCTCGTGCAACGGATCTAGTTAGGGCTAGGGGGGCTTTTGAGGCAAATACTCTTGGCGGAATCCTAAAAGAGGTTGCTGGAGAGCAATCTAAAACCCCAAGAGACATTGTGAGATCTGTCATGAGGGAGCCAGCAACAATCAATAGGGTTATGCAAGCCGCTAGAGAGCTTGAAGCTACTGATCCTACACAAGCTAATGTCGCCAACGGGTTGCAAAAAATGATGCGCTCTCAATACCTCGATGATCTTTCAGGAGGTGGGAAAAGAGGTGTTTCCCAACTTAATTACGACCAAGGAATGCTTGAATCACTGTATGGCAACAAGGCAAATGCAGCGGCTAGGGGACTTGATAGTATAAACGGAAAGCTAAAAAGCTTGAAATCAGCAAATCCGCCTAAGATGACACTTGCTGATCTAGACGAGTTATCTTCTGCTCTCAGCAAGGACGAAAGGGATCAAATAGCCAATGGAATAATCAAAAGAAACAAACTAGAGGCACAGGACAGGGCGTTAATTGAATCGTCTGTATTTAAAGCCGCCCGAAAAGGACAATTTGAAGAGATTGATCCAGACTTACTCTCTAAGTCTATACTTTCTAAATCTAGCACTATTGGGCAGACCAAATCAACAATGGTGAAGCTTGGTCAGTCGTCAGCAGAATCAAGAAACCTATTTAAAGGTGATTTTATGCGTAATCTGCTTGATGGGTATCCCGGAGGGAGTCCTTCTGCCAATGCTCCATACACACCTTTATTCGATACAAAAAAGTTTCTTGCTGATTGGGAATCTCCTACGGGGAAATCTCAATTCGCACAAAAAGTAGAGACTGTCCTTGGGCAAAAACAAGCTCAATTCCTTTATGATATAGCTAAGCTTTCTGAAGGAAACACAATAACTGATGTCGCGGCAAAAGCATTTGACGCAAGAGTAGTGGGATCGCCAACAGGCGGAACTGTTGTTCTTCCAATTATCCCGATTATTAGTAATTTGAGAAATCGTTATATGGCAGCAATGCTATCGATTGGAAGTGACCGATACGGGCTTAAAAAAGCACTTGCTAGGAATGCCTTGCCGGGAGAAGTGAATGACGTTTATGTCAAAATGTTCAATCAAACTTTCATGACAAGGGAGGGAATAACGGCACTATCGCATCAAGCGTCAAGTGATCCTGAGTTTTCTGCCGAGTTGCAAAACGCAATGATTGAGTTTGATAAAAAGGAAGGTTTGCAAATAGACAGGAAATAAAGTCCACCTAATTATATTGTTTTCTGTGAAAGCCAAGTAATTAAAACTATTGCTTGCTACACAAAAAACAATGAGCATAGATAACATAGCTATGGAAAAAGTCCTAAAACAAGAGGTGCAATCACCTGAATGGTTCCAAGAAGTCCTTGACAGGGCTAAGGCACACGGTGACCGCAAGCGTGTTGAGTATTGGAACCCGCAAGGGGCTGCAAAGGCACTCTGGGGGCTTGCACAGGGCAAGAGTTACTCCGCTATAGCAAAGGACACTGGGATCGACAGGAAGACCATCAGGAGCCTCGAATGGAGGCATGAGGACACGCTTGAGACTAAGCGCAAGGACTTCTCTCGGCAGTATGCCATTGCAGCGGAGGAATACACCGATCTACTATTCCAGAAGGCAGAGCAACTCGCCGAAGATCCTGAGCAACTCAAGAACATCTCCCCTGACAGGCTGGCACTGACCGTTGGCATCATGACCGACAAGGCGACACAGCTTGCTGGTATGGCTGGCGTGGTGATCGAGCATCGTAAGGGCGCATCCATCGAGGACGCAGCCGTTATGATCGCACAGGCTAAGGCTAAGATTGCATCGCGCATGGCTAATATCATCATTGATGTCCCATGAAGTGGCGTTCGCACCAGATCCTAAACCCTCCGTCCGAGGATGAGATCGCAGAAATGGAGCCAGAGGAGCTGGTAGAGCTGCACAAGATCTATCATGAGGCGATTGAGAACGCCGAGAAAGACCCATTCCGATACGGATTTCGTCTACCTCACTGGGGCAGAGCTGAAGAACAATTGTTGGAAGTCACTGAGATTGTGGCACTTGGAGGTAACAGGTCAGGAAAAACTCAATGGGGAGCGTTTTCTATTGTCCGTGCCGCAGTGGAGAATCCTAACGCAGAGATATTCTGCTTCGCCCAGACCTCCGAGGTATCCATCCGCCAGCAGCAGAGCGCGGTTTATGACTGGCTCCCGGCAGAGCTAAAGACCAAGCAGACATCCGCAGGGGCTTACATCAGCTACACCAAGAAGAACGGGTTCACCGACGGCAGCCTGATCCTTCCTAACGGGTCGCAGATCATCTTCAAGACATACTCCCAGTATCAGAACAACCCTACCATCCTAGAGGGTGCTGAACTTGGTAGCAGGTCACCCGTGTGGCACAACATTGGCGTATGGCTTGACGAGTATCTACTTGGCCCTGAATTGATCAACACGCTCAGGTTTCGACTGGCGACACGGGATGCAAAGATGCTAGTTACCTTCACGCCCATTGACGGGTGGACTGAGGTTATTAAGGAGTATCTGGACAGCGCATCCACCATTGAGTCCCGATCTGCGGAACTACTCAAGGGTGAGCTTGTCCCCTACATCCAGAGGTCTAAGAAGAGGAACGCAAGCATCCATTACTTCCACTCTCAGGACAACCCATTCGGGGGCTATGAGCGCATCAAGGAGGCTCTTGAGGGCAGGACACGGGAGGAGATCCTCATCCGCGCCTACGGAGTCCCTGTGAAGTCTCAGGCGACCAAGTTCCCCAAGTTCAATACCGCCGTAAATGTAATTCCGAACGACCAAATCCCAACCAAGAACGTCACACGCTATCAGATCATCGACCCAGCCGGGGCAAAAAACTGGTTCATGTGCTGGATTTCCGTGGACGAGACTGGAACCTACTACGTCTACCGGGAGTGGCCTAGCGTCGAATACGGTGACTGGGCTGAGTGGAAGAGCGGCAAATGGATACCGGGAGAGGCAGCAAAGGGGCTTGGATACGGCATCAGGGACTATGTGGAACTGATTCAGAACTACGAGGAGGAGGAAGAGATATTTGACAGGCTAATTGACCCAAGGCTAGGTGCTGCAAGGTATCAGGCATCTGATGGTGCTTCCTCTATCATTGAGGACTTGGGGGAGATGGAAATCATTTGCAATCCAGCCCCCGGTCTAGAGATCGAGGAGGGGCTTCAGGCGTTGATCAGCAAGATGAGCTACGACACCAGCAAGCCGCTGGACTCCGTCAATAGACCTCACTTCTACATATCTAAGGACTGCGAGAACATTATCAGGGCATTGGCTGAATACACAGGCGATCAAGGGCTGAAGGAAGCATGGAAAGATCCCATTGACGTTCTTCGTTATGCTGCCATTGCTGACCTAGATCACGTTGATGCTAAGAAATCACAAATAACAATACAAGGAAATGGTGGATATTAACTGTTGGAAACAGAAGCACGTCATCGAGAAGTTGGAGGTTACTCCTTCCGAGGCTAAGGCATATCGTGACGAGTTCCTTGAAGCCGGGACTCACTGGGACAAGATCGGAGCTACCATCTACTGGACAGACCACGCCATGTGGATGTTCAAGAAGCACCTGAGTATGCCAGTGTCCGACAAGACGGAGATTGAGGTGCTTATTACCGGCCCTGCAAGGAACCCAAGGTTTGTCTATGGCGACCTAGATGGGAACCGTATTGCTGTTGAATGCCCACAGAAATTCTCCCAAAAGATCCTCAAGAAGAAGGTGACCGTCTCAGTCAGGGAGGAAAACGGAGAACCTTATTACAGCTATAACCTATGAAATCTAACGAAGAAGAAGCCACGGAGGGTGAGGCACTCATCTATGCGTCCACCGAGCCAGACATCCAGTCCCTGCGTAGCGCATACGACAACTGCCTGCTCAACCTCGATGAATACTTTGAAATCTGCAACCGCAGCTACGACGACAGGCGGAACATCTGGGACGGAAAGACCACAGACCTTCGCAAGAACGGCTCCAATGCGTTCCCTTGGGATGGTGCTTCCGACATGGAGGTCAACGTCATTGGCGAGCGGATCGATGCGTTTGTGTCTATCTTGGATCAAGCACTGACCCGTAGCCACATCAAGGCGTTCCCTACCAGCACCACGTCGATCCCACGGGC